AACCTGCGGCTCCAGCATATCCTTATCCAGACTTACATAGATTCTCGTTGTCCCGTCATCCGTAACATACTGGGCAGCCACATTCATCTCCCTGTTTGTCTTTTTCAGATCCTCCAGCGACCAGTTCCAGCCCGTACAGACCAGTCCTTCATGAAACGGAAGCTCCGGCAGATGTTCCATACTGGCAAGCTCTTCCAACGAAAAACTGTACAGCAGGGTTCCATCATAATCAAAAAACCGGATCGGCAGAAACATATCCGCAGCACTTCCGCCTGACGGGATCCTGCTCACCGCCTCTGGAATCTCCCCCGGTTTCATCAGGGCAGAAGTACCGCCCCTGGCACGCACCGCATCTGCAATAGCTTTCAGTGTTTTCTCATTTACAAGCACATTTGCCATCAGTACGCCACCTCATTTCCATCCGTCAGTTCATCCATCCGCCTTCCCAGTTCCTCCACCGTCTTCCTTATTTCCTGTACCTGTTCCTCGGTCTGGAATTTACTGTCATTTTCCAGTTCACTTACCTTTGACGGTACCGGCACATTCTTCTGTGCGCCTTCCTCAATCCCCTCCAGCTTGGATTTTTCACTGTTCCCAAAATCATTACTGGTAAGTCCTTTCCCAGTTTCCTTATCCACCTTATTCCTTAAGGCATCTTCCAGTTCCTGCCTGGTCACCTCACCGCCGCCAAGCCCCAGCTCTTCCGAAGTTTTATTTCCGGTCAGCTCCACACCATTGATCTGCGGCTTATGGCTCATATTTTCATAATTATTTGAATTAGGAACACTGCTCATGGTTCCCGTCAGCTGCTCCATCACGCCACCTCCACCGTCAGTTTCAAAACCTTATTTGCAATAAAAGTACACCTGTAACCATTTGCCTTATTCAAAGACAGTTCCCAGATATACCTTCCCAGTTCCAGATGCTTTGTGTCTTCCTCGGCAAACCGGATCACCTTCTCCTTCACATCAGCTTCAATCCTGACTTCAGGTTCCTGATCTGCTTTATTCCGTTTCGCCGCAAAGATCACAGAATCCCCTTCCTCAAATTGATACTCCGTCCCGTCCGGCAGAAATGCCTGGAACGCAAAAGAAGGCGTATCCCCCTTTGTCATCTCAATCTTCATATCCTCATGAACCACCCAGGACATCCCGTCACCTCCTGCAGATTTTCCTGTTTCCATTCCGTTAATCATTCTTCTTGCTCGCCGCTTAACTGATCTGATTTTCAAGCCAGCGAACATTCTTCAAACTTGAAACCTTCCCTGATTCGATTAAAACAGGGGACAGCTTACGCCATCCCCTGTCATCCCTGCACATTAGTCAGCTTTCAGTTTCATAATCTGCACGGCTTCCGGAAGAACCAGTTTTCCGTCCACACGTTCCTTTGCAACAAAACCGATCATTCCATTTCCTGCAAACAGTTCATTCAGCTGCTTAAAGGATCTGTTTCCGCGGTCCCCAATGTTGTAATAGCTGTAATCCCCAAAAGCGATGCCGTCCTTCGGTGCATAGGCAGAAGTCTCCACCTTATATCCCAGAATCCTGTCCGGTTCCCCTGCCTGGTAAGCCGGCTGCCAGATATAAGCACCGTTATTGTCCTTCAGTTTTCTAAGGGAAGGCAGTGTTGCATCATTCATGATAAAGGACGCATTTTTACGGTATGGACGTTTCAGGCTATACACCAGATCCAGCATGTCATCTGATTTCAAAGCTGCAGCCAGTGTATTCAGCAGATGTCCGCCGCCTGTTCCGTCAAAAATACCGGTCGGCTTGCCTGTTCCGTTTCCGTTCAGGAAGGCATCCTCTTCCGCATTGGCAAGTGCTTTTCCAAACTGGACAATAATGTAATTTTCCAGATTAAAGGCATTGTCATAAAGCAGTTCCTCAGTTACCTTGATTGCCACATGAAGCTTATGTGCATCCAGGATCTTCTGGTCAAAAGTCGCATCCCCGAAAGTCAGCGCCCCGCCTTCCTCAATCCAGCTTGCCGCCGGCTTGGTGGCCGCAATATTGATCTTATGCTCCCCGGAAGTCACGATTCTTGTGGCAAGACGGCGCATGATATTCTCTTCATTCAGAACATCAACCAGTCTTCTGTCATACTCTTCCGGAACCAGATAACCGCCGTCGGCATCCACGCCCTCCTGAAGAGTATTGGAAACCTGGCGGAAGTTGCTTCTCAGTGCATTCAGCATTGCCCTGCGGTATTCATCAGAAGCACGTCCTGTCTTTGGCTCCCCCTGGCCGCCGGCATAAGGCTTCCCGGTCAGCGGCTGGTTTACCGGCTGGTTCAGGT